ACACATACACAGTAAGATATACCACTTAATAATTTGGATAATACAAAATAAATTTATATAATATAAAGAAAGGTTATAAATATGGCAACTAGAAAACTGGACAAAGAACATTTAGAACAAATTCAAACTCTGCAACAGAGTTATGCAGAAAATGCAAATCTATTAGGAAATTTGTCAATTGAAAAACATTCATTAAACAAACGTTTAGAAGAAATTAGTGAAACATATCATGAACAATTGATTAAATTTGAAACTATTCGTATGAATGAACAAGAGTTAATGGATCAACTTACAGAGCGTTACGGAGACGGCTCAATTAATATTGCAGACGGCACATTTACTGAATCATAGGTTTGACACATCTTATCCATATTTATAAGAAAATAATTATAGGAAAAATATCATGGCAGAAAGAATTGTATCGCCTGGCGTATTTACGAATGAAGTAGATCAATCGTTTTTAGCTGGCGGAGTAGCACAAATAGGTGCTGCAATAGTAGGACCAACAGTAAAAGGCCCTGCACTAGTACCAACCCAAATCACATCATATGGAGATTTCGAACAGATATTCGGATCTTATTCTGATGAATCATATGTACCATTTGTAGTCAATGACTATTTAAGAAACGGAAACGTAATAACAGTAACTCGTCTTTTATATGAAGATGGGTATAAACTTGAAAATGGAGCATTAGGAGTAGTTGCAAAATCTGGATCTGGTGCTGGTGCTGTAGAAACAGTAACCCATGTACTTCATCCTACTCAAGCAGTATTAGGAGATAATGGTGTAAATTCTTCTTACTTTGCACCATCTGTTATTACTAATATAGAATCTGGATCATTTGAAATTAAAGTATCTGGATCATTTACTACGGACGTAACCGTACCTGGATTTAGTGGAGCATTTATAGCCGGCAACGGAGCTGCTGTTACAGCTTCAATTGTGTCGACAGACAATACATATATAACTAAATTATTTGGAAATTCTCCTAAATCTGTAGATTATCCTGTATACGTACAATATGAAAATAAAAATGCATCTACATTGTTTGCTAATATGGCCGACGTAACTATTTCCATAGAACAAGTAACTGGGTCAAATTATTCATTTTTACAAGACTTTCAAACAGCAGCAACACCTTTTGTAACTTCACAAAAAATTGGAAGCACTGTTAAAAATCTATTTAAATTTCACACGTTATCACATGGTACCTCAGTTAATTCTGAAGTTAAAATTGGTATTCGTGATATTAGGCCAGCAAGTGAAGTTTCTGATCCAAATGGATATGGAACATTTACAGTAGAAGTAAGGCGTGTTAATACAACTAATATATTTAATACTCCATATTCATCAGAAGACACAGATCGTTCTCCAGATACAGTAGAATCATTTACTAACTTAAATTTAGATCCTGACTCTCCTAGATATATTTCTAGAGTGATTGGTGATAGGTACCGAACCGTAACTGATTCAGGAGACGTTGTAGTCAATGGCGATTATCCTAATTTATCTAAATTTATTAGAGTAGAAGTTGATCCTAGTGTTTCTGAAAAAACAAATAACGAAACACTGATACCGTTTGGATATCGAGCATTAACGTCTCCGGTACCAATGTATAGTGGGTCGCTTAATCTAACTGCTGTGTCAAATAGAACATCACAAGTTCAAACTACATATAACAGTAAAAATTATTTTGGATTTAATTTTGACAATTTAAATAACCTAAATTATTTAGCTCCAACCCCTACTGCGTTTTCAACAACTGGTAGTAATTCTGACTTTTATCTTGGTGATGTTAGTCAAGATGCAGACGCAGCATTCCCATCTTTAACGAGTGCTTATAGTGGATCATTAAATGATTCTTTAGTTGCTGGTACATTTACTTCTAATGTTTCAATTAATACTAGAAAATTTATAATGCCATTACAAGGTGGCTTTGACGGTGCTCGTCCTAACTTACCTAAATTGTCTGGAACTAACTTAAAATCAACGAATGCGTTTGGATTTGATTGTAGTGGAACAGCAACTGCGGGAACAAAGGCATATAATAAAGCGTTTACGGTATTAAGCAACACAGATTATTATGATATGAACATGTTGATTACACCTGGTGTAGTTGATAGCCTTCATCCATTAGTAACTAGTGCAGCTAGAAACTTAGTAGAAGAACGACAAGATGCATTTTATGTTATGGATAGTAATGCATTAACAGACAATATTGCAACCGTTGTACAACAAGTAACAAACATTGATAGCAATTATGCAGCAACATATTATCCATGGGTAAGAATTGTAGATCCAGCAAAAAACAAACCAATATTTGTTCCACCATCTGTAGTCGTCCCTGGAGTGTTAGCATTTAATGATGCAGTTACCGCACCATGGTATGCACCTGCAGGATTAAACAGAGGAGGCTTAACGCCAGCAGTAGGTACATATAAAAATTTAACTCAAGCAAACAGAGATGAATTGTATGAAAACCGTGTTAATCCTATAGCAAACTTCCCTAATGAGGGTATATGTATTTGGGGGCAAAAGACTTTACAATCTCGTCCAAGTGCATTAGACCGTGTCAATGTGCGTCGTTTGCTTATCGAAGTCAAGAAGTTTATTGCATCATCTACGAAATATTTAGTATTCGAGCAAAACACTTCAGCAACCAGAACAAGATTCTTGAGTATTGCAAATCCTTATTTAGAACAAGTAAGAGCACAACAAGGATTATCAGCATTCCGAGTAGTAATGGATGAAAGTAACAATACACCAGATGTAATAGATAGAAATATCTTATACGGCCAAATATTTTTACAACCAACCAGAACGGCAGAATTTATAGTCCTAGACTTTAATATTCAACCAACGGGTGCAGCATTTCCTGAATAGTATTAAATAAATAAAGAAAAAGGTAAGATTTCGGTCTTGCCTTTTTTACTGTCCGATATATTTATATTAAAATAACAAGGAAATATATGGCTTTAGAAGATAGAATAAATACCGCCAACCCCGGAACAGATTTTGCTGATTATGGTTTAGACAATAACTATTGGCAAAATGCATATTCATGGGAACCAAGAAAACAACATCAGTTTATTATGGAGGTGGAAGGAATTCCTTCATACTTAATTAAATCATCTGCTAAACCTAGTTTAGAGAACGGAGAAGTTACTTTAGATCACATGAACGTTCAAAGATACGTTAAAGGAAAATCTAAATGGAGTTCAATATCTGTAAATTTATATGATCCTATAGTACCAAGTGGGGCACAAGCAGTAATGGATTGGATGCGATTGCATCATGAATCTGCAACGGGACGAAACGGATATTCTTCTATGTACAAAAAAGAAATTACATTGACTCAACTTTCTCCATTAGGTGAGAAAGTAGAAGAATGGATTTTAAAAGGCGCTTATATTCAAAGCAGTAATTTTGGTGCATATGATTGGTCAAGTGAAGATGTTGTAATGATTGAAATGACACTTAGATTTGATTGGGCATTCTTAAACTTCTAATAAAATATTAAACTATACAATTAAGGTAGGGTAACACCCTACTTTTTTTGTGAACTCATATTTATAATAAAGTTATAATAAGGACATATATGAGTAAAGTTACTGATCGTTTAGACAACAAACAAATTGTTGAATTAGCAAAAAAACAATACGAACAACAAAAACGAACCAATAAATTTCCAGCAAACATAGTAAAATTTCCAAGCGCCGGAAAAGTATATTCAGAATCATCTGTATTACGAAGTGGAGAATTAGAAATGCGTCATATGACTGCATATGATGAAGACATATTAACTAATTCTACTTACATTAATAGTGGTGTAGTTTTTGATAAATTATTAGAATCATTAGTTATTACACCAGGATTTGATGTTTCAGAACTAATATATGCAGACAAAGAATCTTTAATAATTTCGGCAAGAATTTTAGGGTATGGTAATGATTACGTAGTAGCATTAAATGATTCAAAAGATACTCCGATAAAAGCTATAATTGATTTATCTAAATTAAAATACAAAGATTTTTTGTTAAAAACTGATGAACATGGATTTATTGAGTATGTTGTTGAGTCTACAAAAGATACAATTAAATACAAAATATTATCCGAAACAGAAATTACTTCGATTGACAAGGACCAATTAGTGTCTCGATATTTAGAATTAAGCGTTCAAGAAATAAATGGATCTGCAGATAAAAATGATATTACAGAGTTTTTACAATATTCGCTTCGTGCAATTGAAGGTCGAAAATTAAGAAATTATATCACAGAAAATATGCCGGGTATCGAAACAAAAACAACAGCAATGGGAGAAGATGGGAGCTCCCATCCTGCCGTGTTTCAATTTAGTGGCGACATTTTTCGGGTTTAAATCAGAACATCAAGTATTATTACACAATCAAATATTTGATTTGCTCTGGGCAGGTGAAGGCCGTTGGACGTTTGATGAAATTTATACCATGCCCCTACGCATAAGAAAACTATGGGTTTCACGCATCAACAGAATGCGCAGTGACGCAGAAGCTCAGTCGCAGGAGCAAAAGATAAAACAAAAATCTGGAAATATACAACGAGGGCCATCGAAAAACTAAAATTTTAATATTTATATTAAAAGATTTAAATGCATAAACCGTTTAAACATACAACATTACAACTTAAATCAGTCGATCGTCTCGGTGCAGGTCCTGGTTTTCGAACTAAACCTTCATATGGGGGAGGAGTATCAAACGAACTCAAAAATCTTCGTGATCAAACTAAAACATTTACTGATGAAATAAAATCATTATCTGATACAATTCCTAGTGTCAAAAAATCTATGCAGCTTTTCGGCAGCACATTTACAGATCTCAAGGGTAGCATAGATGGAGCTCAAGCAGGATTAGGTGCTTTAACAGGAATGTTAAAGAAAAGTGCCGATGTCATGATCACGATGACAAAGACAGTCACTGCATTTGAACGAATGAATGCCAAATTGAATAAGTCATTTAAGATGGGTAGTGAAGCTGCAGCAGTAATGGGCAACGCATTGCGAGCCAACGCAAAGGAGTTAAAAATTGGAGACGATAAACTACAAAAATTTGCCGGATCACTGAAAGGTATGACCGGAGGATTTATCTCTAGTACAAAGGTATTAGGCAAATTTGGAAAAGAGTTACTCCAGACACAAACATACATACAAAACAATTTAGGATTATCGGAAGAATCAGCTCAAAAGTTTGAATTGTATGCACGAGGTATGGGTCAAACGGGAACTGCAGCAATAGAGTCATTAAATGAAATGACAAAAGCAATGGCAACAAATGCTGGTATGGATGCTACTCAGATGCAAGCTCAAATCATTGAAGATATAGCAGGCATGGGAGCAGATTTAGTGTTTCAGTACGGTCGGGTTCCTGGAGAATTAGAAAAAGCCACAATGAAAGCTCGTATTTTAGGCACATCATTAGAAGCATTAAACACTGCTGGAACAAACATGTTAAATATTGAATCTAGTATTGGTAGCGAATTAGAATATCAGCAATTAACTGGTAAGCGTTTATTAGATCAAAATGGTAAAAGTTTAACCAATGAATATCGAATGGCTACGCTTAAAGGAGACGCAACTAAACAAGCAGAACTAATGCAAACGTTCCTGGAAGAAGAAGGCGACAATCTAGAAAACAACATGTTGGCTAGAAAGAAAGCTGCAGAATTGTTTGGTATGAGTGAAGCTGACCTTATGAGAATGCGTCAGCAACAAAAACTAGTTAGTGATTTGGGTATTGATGACATAATGAAAAAGGCTGAAGGTGATCTTGACAAAATTACAACAGATATGCAAGCCCAAGGGTTTACAGCCACAGAAATTAAAGACGTTATTGCTGCATCCGACACAAGAACTACTGATGAAAGAATGGAAGATCATTTAAAAGCCATTCGTGCAAGATTAGTTGGAGACAAGGGAGCAGCAATCAATGTAATAAAAGACAGAGAAGCCTTAGAAGATAAGGATACAGGACTTGCGCAACGACAACAAAAATATGCAGACAACATTAATGATGCGGATGCCGCACTTGGTGAAATTTCAGTAGGAATGGAATCATTTAAAGTAGCCATCCAACCAGCTTTAACTGGATTAGAGATGATGAACAAATTAACAGGTAAATTTGGACAAGAAATTTCTAGCGCAGCTACAAATCTCAGTACTATTATTAACGTTCCCGTCGCTGACATAGACGAAGGAACAGTTGTCGATACCACCGATAAAGCAGCCGGTGGATTTATAACAGGTCCAGGAACCGGTACATCAGATTCAATACCTGCCAGACTATCGGACGGTGAATATGT